AACAAAGTGTAGATATTGCAACTGGCGTGGATACTGCACTGGAAGTAAGAAATGGAATAAATGAACAGTATGGTTCGATAGGTGCTGGAGACCAAGGAACTGTGTATGGCTATGCTACAAAGGAAACGGGAGAAATGCTTCCCCTACCCCTTGTACTATCTCACAGGATTGTAAAGAGACTGGATGATTGCCGAAAAGGGAAACTGATAAAAGGTATACACCCAGATGGTAAAGCACAGGTGACGGTGGAATATGAAGGGGACACTCCAGTGAGAATAAAGACTATTGTGATATCGGTACAGCATGATAAGGATAAAACACAGGAAGAACTTAGGACAGATATCCTTAACAATGTCCTATGGCAGTGCTTTGAGGACTTCCCATTTGATGATGAAACAGAAATTCTCATTAACCCCTCTGGTAGATTTGTCGGAGGTGGTCCCGCTGCCGATACAGGCTTAACTGGTAGAAAAATTATGGTTGATACCTATGGAGGACTTGCATCCCATGGAGGTGGCGCACTTAGTGGTAAAGACCCTACCAAAGTTGACCGAAGCGGTGCCTATATGGCTCGGTACATTGCAAAGCATATCGTCTGGTGTGGATATGCAAAGAGATGTGAAGTTAGTATATCCTATGCCATTGGTAAGGCAAATCCTGTAGCCTTTTCTGTAAATACCCTTGGCACAGGTATTGTTTCTGACGAAATATTAACTCTTGCTGCACAGGAGATTTTCAACTTAAGACCTGCGGCAATCATAGAGAAGTTGCGTCTAAGGAATGTGATTTACTCTGATACAGCTGTTTATGGTCACTTTAATAGTTGTCTATTCCCGTGGGAGGATGTAAATAAGTACAGTGAATTTAGAAAGGCGGTGGAAAAGTATGTTGATAGAGAAGATAAAAACTAAACAACTCATCCCCGCTGAATATAACCCAAGGAAGGATTTAAAACCGGGTGATCCGGAATATGAGAAACTTAAACGCTCCCTTGAGGAGTTTGGATATGTAGAACCCGTAATATGGAATAAGACCACAGGCAGAGTCATCGGAGGTCATCAGCGTTTGAAAATCCTGCTGAGTATGGGCATGGATGAGATAGAATGCGTAGTTGTTGAAATGGATGAGCAAAAGGAGAAGGCGCTGAACATTGCACTAAATAAAATAAGTGGTGATTGGGATAAAGACAAATTAGCACTTCTCATCACGGACTTAAATGCTTCAGACTTTGATGTGTCTTTGACAGGTTTTGACCCAGGAGAGTTGGACGATCTTTTCAAGGATTCCCTTAAGGATAATATAAAAGAAGATGATTTCGATGTAGACAGCGAGCTGAAAAAGCCCGCTGTTTCGCATTTAGGGGATGTTTGGCTACTTGGGCAGCATCGATTAGTCTGCGGAGACAGTACAAAGAAAGACACCTTTGATGTCTTGATGGATGGGAAAACTGCTAATTTGGTAGTTACGGACCCTCCATATAACGTTAACTATGAAGGCACCGCTGGAAAAATCAAAAATGACAATATGGCTAACGAAGCGTTCTACGATTTCCTGCTTGCAGCATTTCAGAACACCGAAGCAGCGATGGCAAAGGACGCTTCTATTTATGTATTCCATGCGGATACCGAAGGACTCAATTTTAGAAGAGCATTCTCTGATGCGGGGTTTTATCTTTCCGGTACTTGTATATGGAAAAAGCAGTCTCTTGTTCTCGGTCGCTCCCCTTATCAGTGGCAGCATGAGCCTATTCTCTTTGGGTGGAAAAAGAAAGGTAAGCATAACTGGTATTCCGATAGAAAGCAGACCACCATCTGGGAATTTGAGAAACCGAAGAAAAACAGTGATCATCCTACGATGAAGCCAGTTGCACTTGTGGCCTACCCTATTTTGAATTCAAGCCTTTCTAATTGTATCGTGCTTGATCCTTTTGGTGGTTCAGGAAGCACACTGATTGCCTGTGAGCAGACAGATAGAATCTGCTACACCATTGAACTGGATGAAAAGTACTGTGATGTTATTGTGAAAAGGTATATTGAGCAAGTTGGAAACTCAGACGGTGTGTTTCTTTTAAGAGATGGTTCGAAAATAAGATATTGTGACCTGCCAGACGTTGCTACCGCCGATTAATGGAAGAGTCTTTTCTACAGAAAGATGCTCTAAATGACTTGATATTAACAGCCTTTAGAGTGATATATGTATGTACCGAAAATAGAAAGGCGGTATAAAAAATGCAGATAAACTATAATGTCACAGGAGCAAAAAGAAAAGAGCTAGTCAACGCAATCAGCCAAAAACTGAATGCTCCTGCAAGATATCTTGGAGCGCCTACATTTGCATATGAAGTGGCAGACTACAACATTGACAAAAACGGGGTAGTCAGAGGACCAGATAATTCTGAACTGGTTAATGATCTATTAGGCCTTCATGACTCTAAGGCGGTTACAGTAGAATTTGACACACCACTTCCAGCAGCAGAGCCTGTTCTTGAAAATATTCAAGCTCCCAATGAAGCGGCTCTTGGGGGTAGGGTAAGTCCAAATAGTGATTACGAAGAACCTCCCGTATACAGCGAATCAAATGAAACCGAAGAAGCTATTAGTTTGATTATTCAAATGCCGAGGGAGGGTTTTAGCGAAACTGCACTTGGTAACCTAAAAGGATTGGTAGAAAGCAAAGAAACCCTTATAAAGAAAGCACTTGATACTGACTCTATTCCCATTATCATAAATGAGGAATTTATAACCTTCCCTTGGTTCCAGAGTGAGTGCTCCGCAGAGGAGGTTAAGGCTTATACCCACTTTGTAACAGCACTTTGTGAAATGGCAAAGAAGCAGACCCGCGTCAACTCGACCGAGAAATCAGTGGAGAACGAAAAGTACGCTTTCCGTTGTTTCCTTCTAAGACTTGGCTTTATCGGGCCAGAATACAAAACAGAACGAAAAATTCTCCTCTCCAAACTGTCGGGTAGCTCTGCCTTCAAAAGCGGAAGTGCCAAGCATGAGGAGGTGAGTGAATAATGAATATCATTCATCCAGAAATGCTAAAGCAACTTAGAAGTTATTACACTCCAGGAACTCGTGTCATGCTACTTAAGATGAATGACCCTTATACCAAGCTTCAGCCAGGAGATAAAGGTACGGTTACTAGTGTTGATGATATGGGAACTATCCACGTCAGTTGGGATTCAGGCAGTTCACTTGGAGTGGTTTTTGGAGAGGATTTATGCAAGAAAATCGAAGAATAAAAATACACATTTTAAGCCCAATATGGCAGTAAATATGTAGATTTATATTGCAGAATTGTCTTGCTATATAAGCCTTTTAGAGTGATATATGTACATGCCGAAAGGACAAACACACTTTAAAAGGAGCGAGACACGATGTTAAGTGCAAAATTCGGGATTGAGATTGAATTTACCGGGATTACAAGGGAAAGGGCAGCTAGAGTCGCTGCAGAGTTTTTGCAAGGCATTTACAGTGAAGGCGGGACTTACTATGATACCAAGAAGGTAAAAACTCCAGATGGTCGAGTGTGGAAGTTTATGTACGATGGGAGCATCAATTGTCAAAGAAAAGAAGGTAGAAGAAAAGTAGCTGCAGGTAGAGATTATAGTGTTGAGCTGGTTAGCCCAATCCTAACCTACCGGGAGGACATTGAAACTTTGCAAGAGCTAGTAAGAAAGCTTCGCAAAGCTGGAGCCTTTACAAATACATCTTGCGGAATTCACATTCATCTAGACGGTGCTGAACATACCCCACGAAGCATTCGAAACTTTGTAAATATCATTGCAAGCAAAAACGACTTATTTTATAAAGCACTTCAGATTGCACCGCAGAGAATGAATTACTGCAAAAAGATGGACAGTATTTTGGTTGAAAAGATGAACCGTAAAAAGCCTAAAACGATGAGACAAATTGAGGACATTTGGTACGAGGGCTACAGCGAGAGTAGAAGCACTCATTATCACAACAGCCGCTACCATTTCCTCAACCTTCACAGCTTTTTTACCGGAAACCATACAGTTGAACTTAGAGGATTCAATAGCGAACTTCATGCAGGAAAGATAAGAAGCTACATTGTTCTAGCACTTGCCATCAACCACCAAGCCTTAACACAAAAGTGCGCATCAGCAAAGAAACCGCAGGTGGAAAACGAGAAATTTGCCATGAGAACCTATCTAAACCGGATTGGTTTCATTGGAGATGAATTTGCAAACTGCAGAGAACATTTGACAGCAGCACTTTCGGGTTCAGCTGCATGGCGGTTTCGGGCGGCCTGAGCTGCCCCTAACCTACAAAGCTAAGAAGGAGGATTACAATGAAGAATAAATTATACCTTGCCTATGGCTCCAACCTTAATCTAAAGCAAATGGCCGACAGATGCCCCACAGCGAAGGTGGTAGGAGCAAGTCAAATCAATGACCACCGCCTATTATTTAGAGGGGCACACGCGGGCGCTGTGGCGACAATCGAGCCTTTTGAGGGTGGCAACGTACCAGTTTTAGTTTGGGAGATTACACCGACCGATGAAGCGGCACTTGACCGTTACGAGGGATGGCCGTTCCTTTATCGAAAGGAAACAATAAAAGTGAAGTTGGGAAGCAAAACCGTCAAGGCGATGGTCTACATCATGAATGATGGTAGACCGCTTGGACAGCCTAGTTGTTATTATTACAGTACAATTTTAGAAGGCTATAAGAGTGCGGGCTTCGATGTGGAAATCCTGCGCAAAGCGACAACCGACTCAGTAGAATCGGAGGAGGTAGCCGATGAATGAGATAATTAAGCAACAAATCCTTTCCATCCGAGAAAGTGGAGTCACAAATATGTTTGATGTGGACCGAGTACAGTATGAGGCAAATGAACGAGGGTTTTATGAATTGGTAGTCTATTTAATAGACCATAAAGCAGAATATGCCCATTTCATACTGACGGGTGAAGTGGATAAAAAGAAATAACTAAATCTAAATAGGATAGAGAAAAGGGCTTCATCTATAGGATTGAGGCTCTTTTCTTATGTCCTTTTCCATAAAAGGGGCGGTGTTTATGCGGAAACTGAAGAAATATAAGCCGACCGCCTTTATAGCTGAAGGGTCATATTACGATAAGGACGCTGCTGATTACGCTGTGGCTTTTATCGAAGCACTCTCCCATACGAAAGGTTCATGGGCAGGCAAGCCTTTTGAACTTATCGATTGGCAGGAGCAAATTGTCCGTGATTTATTCGGTATCTTAAAACCTAATGGATACCGGCAGTTTAACACGGCTTATATAGAAATACCTAAAAAGATGGGAAAAAGCGAGCTTGCAGCAGCAATCGCACTTCTCCTCACTTGTGGAGATGGTGAAGAACGAGCAGAGGTATACGGTTGTGCCGCAGATCGCCAGCAGGCATCAATTGTATTTGAAGTAGCAGCCGATATGGTGCGGATGTGTCCAGCGCTGAATAAACGAGTGAAGTTGCTGGCTTCAACTAAACGACTGGTGTACCTGCCGACCAACAGCTTTTATCAGGTATTGTCGGCTGAAGCCTACTCAAAACACGGCTTCAATATACATGGTGTTGTTTTTGATGAACTTCATACTCAGCCAAATAGGAAACTATTTGATGTTATGACAAAAGGGTCTGGTGATGCGAGAACCCAACCGCTATATTTTCTTATCACCACTGCAGGGACGGATACCCAGAGTATCTGCTATGAAACACACCAAAAAGCGGTTGATATTATTGAGGGCAGAAAATACGATCCTACTTTTTATCCCGTAATCTACGGTGCCAAAGAAGAGGATGATTGGACTGATCCCAAAGTATGGAAGAAAGCAAATCCAAGCTTAGGAATTACAGTAAGTATCGATAAAGTTAGAGCAGCTTGTGAAAGTGCAAAGCAAAACCCTGCTGAGGAAAATAGCTTTCGACAACTGCGTCTAAATCAGTGGGTTAAGCAATCTGTCCGTTGGATGCCAATGGCAAAGTGGGATGCCTGTGCGTTTCCAGTAAAACCAGAGAGCCTTGAAGGTCGAGTATGTTATGGAGGACTTGATTTATCATCCACCACTGACATTACAGCCTTCGTGCTGGTATTCCCACCGGAGGATGAAACAGATAAATATACCATTCTCCCATATTTTTGGATGCCGGAGGATAATATTGACCTCCGAGTTCGACGAGACCATGTGCAATACGACCTTTGGGAGAAGCAGGGACACATTTTAACCACCGAGGGAAATGTAGTCCATTATGGATACATTGAAAAATTTATTGAAGAACTGGGGGAAAAGTACAACATTCGAGAGATTGCTTTTGACCGCTGGGGCGCTGTTCAAATGGTGCAGAACCTTGAAGGGTTAGGCTTTACTGTAGTTCCCTTCGGTCAAGGTTTTAAAGATATGTCACCACCTACAAAGGAACTTATGAAACTGACATTAGAAGAAAGAATAGCACACGGTGGGCATCCGGTACTACGGTGGATGATGGATAACATCTATATAAAAACAGATCCGGCTGGAAATATAAAACCGGACAAGGAAAAAAGTACAGAAAAAATAGATGGAGCAGTGGCAACTATTATGGCACTCGACCGCGCCATCCGCTGTGGGCCAGGTAATAGTGGAGACTCGGTGTATGACGAGAGAGGTTTAATAATTATATAAATTTCAATGATTGTTTGTGGTGTAATTCTTTCAATTTGGAGGTGAGGCCTATGAATTTATTAAAAGGACTGTTTCGTTCAAGGGATAAACCGCAAAACCGTGTGGGTAGTGCATTTTCCTTCCTATTTGGCGGTACATCATCTGGCAAAACAGTAAATGAGCGTACTGCAATGCAAGCAACAGCGGTGTATGCCTGCGTAAGAATACTAGCTGAAGCTATTGCTGGACTGCCACTACATGTATATAGATATCGTTCTGATGGAGGTAAAGAAAAGATTCCTTTCCACCCTTTGTATTACCTTCTTCATGATGAACCAAATCCAGAGATGACTTCATTTGTGTTTCGAGAAACACTGATGAGTCATCTTTTACTTTGGGGCAATGCTTATGCACAGATAGTTCGAAATGGTCGTGGCCAGGCAATTGCGCTTTATCCCCTACTTCCTAACAAGATGGAAGTAAGTCGAGCATCAAATGGTGAACTGGTTTATACCTACTACCGGGATACAGACGAAAGTGGCCTAAATCCAAAGGGCGGCTATGTCACACTTCGCAAAGATGATGTACTTCACATACCAGGCTTAGGCTTTGATGGACTCATTGGCTATAGCCCTATTGCTATGGCAAAAAATGCAATAGGTATGTCACTTGCTACCGAAGAATACGGTGCGGCATTCTTTGCTAATGGAGCCAATCCCGGCGGTGTGCTGGAGCACCCAGGAGTAATTAAAGACATACAGAGAGTCAAGGATAGCTGGAATAGTGCTTACCAAGGCACAGCTAAGGCACATAAAATCGCTGTATTGGAAGAGGGCATGAAGTTTCAAGCCATCGGTATACCTCCAGAACAGGCTCAGTTTTTAGAAACACGGAAATTTCAAATCAATGAGATTGCGAGGATTTTCCGTGTGCCTCCCCATATGGTGGGAGATCTTGAGAAATCTAGTTTCTCCAATATCGAGCAGCAGTCTTTGGAGTTTGTAAAATACACTCTCGATCCGTGGGTGGTGAGATGGGAGCAAAGTCTCCAGCAATCGCTTATTTTGCCTTCTGAGAAAACATCAGTATTCATCAAGTTCAATTTAGATGGTCTGCTGCGCGGCGATTATCAAAGCCGAATGAATGGCTATGCTATCGGGCGGCAAAATGGCTGGATGTCAGCTAATGATATCCGTGAATTGGAGGACATGAACCGTATCCCAGCTGAGGAAGGTGGCGATTTATATCTGGTTAACGGAAATATGACGAAATTGGCTGACGCAGGAGCGTTTGCCAAAACCGAAGGAGGTCAGTAAATGAAGAAGTTCTGGAATTGGGTGCGAGATTCTGATGAAGGGCGCACTCTCTATTTAAATGGAGTGATATCCGAAGAAACGTGGTGGGGTGATGAGGTCACACCTAAGATGTTCAAAGATGAACTGCTGGCTGGCACCGGTGATATTACAGTGTGGATTAACTCTCCTGGCGGGGATGTGTTTGCAGCAGCTCAGATTTACAACATGCTTATGGACTATACAGGAAAGGTCACTGTAAAAATTGACGGGCTTGCGGCAAGTGCAGCTTCCGTTATTGCAATGGCGGGTGGAGATGTATATATGTCGCCGGTATCCATGATCATGATTCATAACCCTTCGACCATTGCCATCGGTGACAGCGAGGAAATGCTGCGAGCAAAGGCTCTATTAGATGAAGTTAAGGAAAGTATTATTAATGCCTATGAGTTAAAGACTGGTCTTTCCCGAACAAAGCTTTCTCATCTGATGGATGCAGAATCATGGATGAATGCAAACAAAGCCATAGAACTTGGTTTTGCAGATAAGATCATGTTTATGGAAAATGAAACACCGGATTTGGCAGATAGCCTTATCTTTAGCAGGATGGCGGTTACCAACTCACTTATTAGCAAACTACCTAAAAAACAAAAACAAAAGACAGGTACACCTATAGAGTCGCTGGATAAGCGGCTTTCTTTAATTTCTCACTAATTTAAAGGAGGAAATACAATGAGTAAAATTCTTGAATTGCGCGAGAAACGCGCTAAGGTTTGGGATGCGGCGAAGGCATTCCTTGATTCAAAACGTGGCGGTGATGGATTGTTATCCGCAGAGGACACACAAACCTATGAAAAGATGGAAGCTGAAGTTGTAGCACTTGGTAAGGAAATAGAACGTTTGGAACGTCAGGCGGTTATTGACTTAGAACTTTCAAAAGCCACTAGTAGCCCTATTACAAACACACCGTCCAAACATGCTGAAGATAAGACAGGACGTGCGTCTGCAGAGTACAAGAAAGCATTCTGGAATGCTATGCGTACTCGTGCAGGGGAAGGTCTTGATGTAAACGTAAGAAATGCCCTTCAAATCGGTACAGACTCCGAAGGTGGTTATCTTGTGCCTGACGAGTTTGAACGTACCTTAGTAGAGGCTCTTGAAGAAGAGAACATTTTCCGTTCACTGGCCAATGTTATTAATACATCTTCTGGCGATAGGAAAATTCCTGTTGTAGCTACAAAAGGTACTGCTTCCTGGGTTGATGAGGAAGGCACTATCCCAGATAGCGATGATAGCTTCGGACAGGTTTCTATAGGAGCTTACAAACTCGCTACCATGATTAAAGTTTCCGAGGAGCTTCTCAACGATTCTGTGTTCAATCTTGAAGCCTACATCTCTAAGGAGTTTGCAAGACGTATCGGTAACAAAGAGGAAGAGGCGTTCTTTACCGGTGATGGATCTGGAAAACCGACAGGTATCCTTGCTTCTACAGGTGGTGCCCAAATTGGTGTGACTACTGCAGGTGCTACGGCAATTACTATGGACGAGGTACTTGATCTGTTCTATTCACTAAAGGCACCTTACCGTAATAAGGCTGTATTCGTTATGAACGACGCCACTGTAAAAGCAATCCGTAAACTAAAGGATGGTCAAGGACAGTACCTATGGCAACCTTCCTTACAGGCAGGTACACCGGATACTATCCTCAATCGACCATTGTATACTTCTGCATATATGCCAACTATTGCTGCCGCTGCGAAGAGTATCGCATTTGGTGATTTTAGTTATTACTGGGTAGCTGATCGTCAGGGTCGTGTATTTAAGAGGCTTAATGAACTTTATGCTGTTACTGGCCAAGTAGGCTTTGTTGCAACTCAGCGTGTGGATGGAAAATTAATTCTACCTGAAGCCATAAAAGTACTTCAGCAGAAAGCTTAATGGAGGTGCGTTATGAGCTATAACACTAAGAATTATACCGAACAAGGCGGAGAAAAAACTGTTATAGGCGGAACACTTGAAATCAAGGAAGGAGCCTCGGTAACGGGGCTCTCCGCCGATCCGCTTCTCGTGGCAACAGAGGAGACTCTCGGTGGTGTAAAAGCCGCCGCTGCCGGTGAGGACGATACCGTCGAAGTAAAAATCGGAGAAGACGGTAAGCTGTATGCTCCAACATATCCTACCGATGCTACGGAGTCAGTCTCTGGGCTGGTAAAAATGGCTGCTAATCAAGCCGACAGCATAGCCGAGGATACAGCCACTCTTGTCACAGGTTTTAATGCTCTGCTCGCTAAACTAAAAGCGGCTGGGTTAATGGCTGCAGACGAAGAATGACCGGAAGGAGGCGGACGGCATGACAACTGATAATCTTCTCCCTAAAGTAAAAGCAAATCTGATCCTAACGCATGACGCAGACGATGGACTTCTGCTGCATTACATCAAAGCCGCCGTTTCTTATGCGGAAAGTTATCAGCATGTTGCTGAAGGTTATTACACTGAGAACATCATGCCCCCAACAACTGAACAAGCAGTAATCATGCTGTCGAGCCATTTCTACGAAAGCAGAGATGGCTCGACGGCTGGTTTCTTCGCCGATAGCGTACAGGCGGGGCAGCAGGTTTGGAACACAGTGAACCTACTTCTTAGACTAGACCGGGATTGGAAGGTGTAAATTATGAGTTTTGGAAAGATGAACACCTTTATTGATATCATCAGTACAGAGCCTATTAAAGACAAGGATGGTTTCGCTGCTATAGGCGATAACATACTTGCCAGTGTACGTGCCTACAAGGAAGATCGGCATGGCAGTGATCGGTGGGCGAATAGGGCATCATTTTCTTCTGCAACTTCCCTATTTAGGTTTAGAAAAATTTCTGGCCTTAGGGTGACCAGTGAAATGGTCATCGTTTGTGATGATGGCAGATATCAGATTTTAAGTGTTGATGATGTTAGAAACCGAGGCATGTATGTCGAGGTTTTAGCAGAAAAGATAGAACCAACCGTGAGGTGATGGATATGGCAAAAGTGAATATAAAGATGCCAGAAGAATTCCTTTTAAAGGTATCCCGATTAGCTGACCAGACTGATGTGATTCTTCCTAAGGTTCTGGAAGTTGGCGGTGAAGTGGTATTGGATAAAGTTAAGGAAAATCTAAGTAAAGTGATTGGTAAGAATACAAAATATCCATCCAAAAGCACTGGGGAGCTACTATCTTCACTAGGACTTTCAAGTGCAAAGCAAGATAGAAACGGAAACTTCAATGTTAAAGTTGGCTTTGCCGAGCCACGTTCTGATGGTGAGAGCAATGCTAAAATTGCCACAATCATTGAATATGGTAAGCATGGTCAGCCTGCAAAACCCTTCCTAAAGCCTGCGAGAACTGCATCTAGGAAACCTTGTATCAATGCGATGATCGCAAAGCTAGAGGAGGAGATTGATAAAATATGAATATCTTAGAGGAGCTAAATACACTTCTGGTAGCAATACCTATCCCCGTAGAAACCGGGGTTTTTTCAGGTTTGGCACCGGATGAGTACGTGGTGATACTCCCACTTTCGGATGTTTTTGAAGTTCATGCGGATAACCGCCCTGGCTTTGATGTGCAGGAAGCACGGATATCACTATTTTCCAAGAGCAATTACTTAGAGAGAAAGAGGCAGATTACAACGGCTTTGTTAAACGATGATTTTACAGTGACTGAGCGTAGGTATATTGGTCACGAGGATGATACTGGATATCATCATTACGCCATCGACGTGGCGAAAAACTATGGAATGGAGGAATAACATATGGCAACTATCGGTTTGGATAAACTGTACTATGCAAAAATAACCGAGGATTCAAATGGCGAGGAAACCTATGGTGTGCCTTCGGTACTCGCAAAAGCCATTACTGCCGAACTTTCGGTAGAATTGGTGGAAGCAATTCTGTATGCCGATGATGGTGCTGCCGAGGTTGTGAAGGACTTTAACAGCGGTACACTCACTCTCGGTGTAGATGACATTGGCCCGACAGTAGCAGCAGATCTAACTGGTGCGTCCACCGACGACAACGGGGTATTAATTTCTGCAAGTGAGAGTGTAGGTACACCTGTTGCAGTTGGGTTTCGTGCGCAAAAGGCCAATGGAACATATCGATATTTTTGGTTGTATCGCGTTAAGTTTGGACTACCAGCGACCAACTTACAGACAAAGGCGGATTCCATTACCTTTTCTACACCTACTATTGAAGGAACAGTTATGCGCAGGAACAAGCTGGATGGGTTGGGCAAGCACCCATGGAAAGCAGAAGTCACAGAAGGTGACCCCGGTGTTTCATCGTCCACCATAACAGGCTGGTTCACTGAAGTTTATGAACCCGTATATACACCTGAACCATAGGAGGAGAAATGATGGATAATGAGAGAAGTGCTGCAATCAAAATAGGTGACAAAGAATATGAACTGGTTTTAACTACACGTGCAACAAAGGCAATTGCTGGTCGTTACGGTGGTCTTGAAAATCTTGGAGAAAAACTGATGAAATCAGAAAACTTTGAGATGGCACTGGACGAGATAGTTTGGCTAATCACATTGCTTGCAAACCAGTCCATTTTAATTCGTAATCTTAAGAATAAGAACGCACCAGAAGAATTGTTGACAGAGGAAGAAGTGGAGCTTCTTACCTCACCGCTTGATTTGGCGGAATATAAAAGTGCAATCACCGAAGCAATGTTCAAAGGTGCAAAGCGCAACGTGGAAAGTGAGGAAGAAACTCCAAAAAACATGGAAGTCGGGTAACGGACGCTGAAGTCTTTACCCGACTTTATTATTATGGAACAGTTCAGATGGGCATGGACGCAGAGGAATTCTGGCTTATGCCAATTGGACTGTTTTTTGATTTATGGGCTTGCCACAAGCAATGGCATGGGATCGAAAAGCCGAAGAAAACTCGAACGATTGACGATATTATCCCACCAGGCATATAGGAGGAGGTGAAGGTATGGCGGACAATTTTGGATTGAAAATAGGCGTCGAGGGCGAGCGTGAGTTTAAGAACGCCCTACGAGATATCAATCAGTCCTTTAAGGTGCTGGGCAGTGAAATGGCACTTGTGACCAGCCAGTTTGATAAAAACGATAAATCCATCCAGTCGGTCACTGCTCGTAATGCGGTTTTGAATAAAGAAATCGACGCACAGAAAGAAAAGATTTCAACCCTTAAGGCCGCTCTTGATAATGCCACCTCCTCTTTCGGTGAAAATGACCGCCGCACTCAAAACTGGCAGATTCAGCTGAACAGAGCTCAGGCAGAGCTCAATAATATGGAGCGTGAACTTCAGCAGTCTGCGGTTGAAGCAGATAATCTCGGTGAAGAGTTGGACAACTCAGGCAAAAGTGCGGAAGATTCTGGAGGTAAATTTGAAAAGCTTGGTGGTATACTCAAGGGCATCGGTGTGGCTATGGGCACAGTTGCAGTTGCTGCTGGAGCTGCTGCTATAAAATTGGGTAAAGAGGTAGTTACCCAGTTTGGGGAATTGGAGCAAAACCTAGGTGGCTCAGAAGCAGTCTTTGGAGCATATGCTGCTTCAATTCAAAAGACCGGTGAAGAAGCCTATAGAAATCTCGGAATTTCCCAAAGTGAGTATTTGGCAACAGCTAATAAAATGGGTGCATTGTTCCAAGGCTCTGGCATTGAACAGCGAAAAAGTCTTGAATTGACCGAAAAAGCGATGCAACGTGCAGCAGATATGGCATCTGTTATGGGTATAGATATGTCTTCTGCCATGGAAGCGGTTACGGGAGCGGCAAAAGGCAACTTTACCATGATGGATAACTTAGGTGTTGCCATGAATGCTACAAACATCGAAGCTTATGCTCTTGCTAAGGGACTAGATTTCACTTGGAATACCGCTACACAAGCGGAAAAAGCGGAAGTCGCAATGCAGATGTTTTTTGAGAACACACAGCAGTATGCCGGAAACTTTGCGAGAGAGTCAACTGAGACCATTTCTGGTTCTATTGGGTTATTACAAGCTGCACTTGGCTCTTTTACAGCAGGACTCGGTAACGCTAATGCAGACATGACAAATTTGACGGAAAATCTTGTGGATGCATTCCGTGCAGTCGTTAAAAATATCGTGCCTGTTTTAGAAAACATCGTAACCGCACTCCCGCCTGCGTTCGATGCAATTTTAACAGCAATAGGTGACCTGCTTCCGATGTTGTTGGAAACTGTCACGAGCCTGTTCACGCAAGTGTTGGAGACACTCTTGAACTTACTGCCTGAACTGATTCCTGCGGCAGTAGATGCGGTGATGACCATTGTGGTGGCGCTAATTGAAAACCTTCCACTTCTGATTGATGCGGCGGTGCAACTGGTGACTGCGCTTGTAGAAGGTATAGGCTTGGCATTGCCACAATTAATACCTGCTGCTGTAGACGCTATTACAACAATAGTGCAGAGTCTACTGGACAATCTCCCCGTCCTGTTAAATGCTGGACTGCTATTAATAATGGGTTTGGCACAAGGGATTTTAGATGCCTTGCCCCAGCTCATTTCCGCTTTGCCCACCATTATTACGGGTATCGTGGACTTTATTACGCAAAACCTCCCTCTTATCGTTGAAATGGGTATAGCTCTTGTTATTCAGCTTACGGCAGGCCTTATTAAAGCTTTGCCTCAACTGATCGCAAACCTTCCCCAAATCGTCACAGCTATTATTGCAGGCATTGGCAAAGCTGCCCTTTCTATTGTGGAGGTAGGCAAAAACATCGTCTTAGGCTTATGGGATGGGATTGCATCCATGATTACTTGGGTTAAAGATAAAATCAGCGGTTTTGTCGGCGATATTGTAGGTGGCATCAAAGGGTTATTGGGAATTCGCTCTCCATCTGCTGTCTTTGCTGAAATGGGAACAAATATGGCTCTTGGCATTGGGCTGGGCTTTGCAAATAACATGAATGAAGTAGAAAAAGGCATGGAAAACGAGATTCCTACTGATTTTGAAGCTACTTGGAATGAACTTACCAGTAATGCAATTAAGTCCTGGAGTAAAATTGTCGTTAGCGCCGAAGAAATCTGGACAAAACTGCAAGCTTTCTTTAAGGAAAGCTGGAAGCAAACTAGCGATAATTTTAGTGCAATCTGGAAAGGAATTAATGATATTGCCATAAATGTCTGGTCGAGCATAAGAGCAACTGCCAGTACAGTCTGGACAGCGATGTATGACTTTTTCCTGAAGAACTTTAACGCTGTTAAAGGCAACTTCCAACAAACTTGGGGTGATATTTCAAGAATTGCCGATTCAGTATGGCAAGGGATTAAAACTTCAGCAATAGGAATTTGGAATGCTATCAGCGACTTCTTTCTCAGCAGTTGGCAAAATACTAAAGCAAACTTTGAAAACATCTGGTACAGCATTAGAGATATCTTCATCAATATCTGGACAGGACTTCAAACTACAGCAACGGTTTTAATTACTGGAGTGGTAAACAACATGAAGGCGGCATTTAATATTGACTGGTGGAGCGTGGGCAGAAACATTATTGACGGCATAACCAGCGGTGTAATGGATGCTGCTAAAAGCTTGGCAAGAGCAGTGGCCAATGCTGCTCGGGCAGCTCTTGATGCAGCCAAATCAGCTCTTGGCATTAGCTCGCCTTCAAGGGTATTCCGAGATGAAGTGGGACTGCAAATTGGAGCAGGCTTTGCTGATGGTATTGATAAAAGTAGGCAAAGATTAATCGATAGTATGAACGCGCTAGTAAACGAAGTAAAAGCAGAGGCAGCACTAAACATTACGGGATTAGATATCGAATTAAAAGACGGGGCAAATATTACTAGAGCAGGGGCTGGGGGTATCACGCAAAATATAACGATTATCTCTCCCAAGCCTTTATCAGAGCGGGAGCTAGCCAGGGAATTTCAAAAAACCTCTCGAAAACTTGCAATGGGGGTGATCTAGTTGGAACTAACCTATGTTAATGATGCCGGAGAGAGCGTTACTTTGCGGCAAAGAAAACCCCTCTTTTTACAAAGCATAGACGGCACAGGTGCAGTAAAGCATATTATCTCCACCTTTAAAGCTCCTAACCAAGATGGCGGTGTGTTTGTCTCCGGGAGTCTAGATATGAGAAATATCACTATTGAGGGAAGGATACTGGCAGACTCCATCGAAAAAGCCTATGAACTTAGAAAAATGCTACTAAATTCGTTTAACCCGAAATATAAAGGAAGGCTGATCTTTAAGAATTTAAGCATTCCCTGCATTGTTGAAGAAGCTCCGGTATTTAAGGCAGACAGTCAGAAGACTCCTGCTTTTTTTATTAGCCTCCTTTGCACCTCACCTTATTTTGAAACGGTGGAGGAACTAACTAAACTATTAGCCGGCTGGCATCCAAATTTTGGCTTTGAATTAGAGATACCAGTTGAGGAAGGAATCGAGATGGGCTTTCGTGAGGAGAGCCTGATCATCCCTGTTGAAAATGTAGGCAGTGTGCCTTGTGGAGCAACTTTCGAGTTTATTGCCCAGGGGATTGTAGAAGATCCCATGGTTATTGATGTGGTAACGGGTAAATTTATCAAGCTAAACAGGGTGATGCAGGTAGGAGAAATTATCACCATATCAACCCACTTTGCCAATAAGCGAGTGTTATCTAGCTTAGAAGGCGGTACTAATGCCTTTGCCAGTCTAGATGAAAACTCCGACTTTTTACAGCTTGCAGTGGGCACTAACCTCCTTCGTTATGATGCAAAGAAAAACCTTAATAACTTAGAAGTCAATGTGTATTTTAGACCGCAGTATTTGGGGGTGTAGCTTTTGCTTAATGTATATAACAGGAATTATGAGAGAATTGGCTATATTGAAAGCTACTCCTATTTAAGCTGGGTTAGGAGATATTCAATTGTTGGGGAGTTTGAGTTAAAATGCGCACCGGAAAACTTACCCCTCTTATCCCTTGGCAACATTTTAGCAAAGATCAACGATAATGAAGGTGCAATAATAGAAACAATCTTAATTGAATCGGTGGAACAAGAAGTAATTACTGTGCGTGGACGTTTTTTAGGTGTAGTGCTTGAAAGTAGAATCATTTGGGACACTGAAAACCTACAAGGAGATCTTGGCCAGTGTATTGGACAATTAATCAATAATCATGCCATTAACCCGGGCGATACAGACAGGTGCATACCAGGCCTTAGTTATGAAAGTATTTTGATTGGAAAAAACATCTCCATGCAGGTTAGCTTTAAGAACTTGCTCGAAACAGTCACAGGGATAATAAGCGAAGCTGGGATTGGCATTAAGGCAGTTTTAACCAAGGATGGAATTTTACTTTCACTATATATGGGACGTGAGCATCCCTTTGTTTTTTCTAGGGAATTTGAAAATCTGCTCTCACAAAACTACACCGATAGTATTAAGGATTATGCCAACATTGCCAAGATTGCTGGAGAAGGTGAAGGCAGCAGCAGACTGATGGTGGTGCTTGGGGATGAAGTGGGATTTAACCGCAAGGAAATATTTGTTGATGCCAAGGACCTAAGATCAAGCGAATATGAAAACAATGAGCAATACCTAAAAGCTCTAGAACTGAGAGGTAAAGAGAGACTTTTTGAGAGGCGCAGGCGGGAGAGTTTTGATGCGGTTGCCAACACCAACAGTAACCTAGTTTATCGAGTAGACTTTGATTTGGGAGATATTGTAACAGTAAAATCAAGCCTACTTGGTATATCTAGAAGGCTCAGAATAACGGAAATAATAGAAACCTACGATGCAGACGGCCTTCATGTGGACTTAGTCTTTGGCGATCCATTACCCACATTGGGAGAACGCTTGAAAGGGGTGGTTTGATGGAACGAAGCGCTTTTTTTAATTCAGTGGCAGGTGATAGAAAATACAAGGCGGAGATTTTTGCAGGCTACTTTTCAAAGTTTATCACTAACGGCATTTTTCCACTGCCTGCAGACAATTTAAGAATTGCTGCCTATGACAGGATGGAGATAAAAGCCCACAAGGGTACAGGCTATATTAATGGATATCTATATGAAAACACCGATACATTAATCCTCAAAGTTTCTACTGCCGATGGACTAAAACCCCGAATAGACAAGGTAGTGCTTAGATGGAGCCAAGTAGATCGGAATATTCGAATCTATATAAAAGAAGGGATACCAAATTCAAATCCGACAGCTCCTTCCTTAGAACGAGGAGCAGATATCTATGAGCTGGGGCTTGCCAATATCTATGTTGCTCAAGGGGCTTATGAAATACGGGAAGCGGATATTACTGATACAAGGCTTGATACAGAAAGCTGCGGTATTGTGAACTCTATCTTGCAAGCTGATACTACAGCGATTTTTAACCAATATCAAAGCTGGTTTAATTTAAGAACCAGCCAATATGACGCTGAACTAAATGCCTTTTTAGATGGGTATGAGGGAGACAAAGCCGACTGGGTTACTGCAATGGAGGCATGGACAACAGCTACGAAGGCTTGGTATGAAAACAGCTTAGCTCAGTTTCTAAATGAATATGAAGCTGCAAAAGCACAGTGGCTTGCTGATATGAATGCCTGGTTTACAACTACCACTTCTACTTTTGAAACTGAACTTTTAACTAAGCAAGAGGAATACAGCACAAGAGCCGAGGATTACTTGGCACAAATTGAAAGCCTAATCGGTGACGCAGAAGCTGGAGAATTGCTTAATCGTGTCCGGTGGCTGCAGGAAAACTTAGGGTTTATACCTATTGATGCTGGGGACTTCTTTGAAACATATGTAGACTATTCACCAGATGGTGGAGAATTTTAAGGAGGAGTGAGTTATGGCAACAATTAAGCTTAAACGAGGGCAAAGCACTAACCTGCCAAGTCTTAGTCTCCAGGCGGGAGAGCCGGCTTTTACCCTTGATACAAAAAAGCTCTATATAGGGGATGGTACAGAAAAGGTACTTATTAATCCCGATATTGGAGCAAATGAGATAACAGATGAAAATATTGGGAACAGAACCATAGACCAAGGGATAGCTGCTACAGTTTCAAATACAGGAACTCTGACGCAGCTGTTTTCTTTTCTAGCAAAAGTCATCAAAAGCATCACCGGTAAAACCAACTGGTATGACGCTCCAGTAAAAACCATTGCAGCACTAAATACTGATATATCAAATCATGCTGGAAATAGCTCTGTTCATGTAACAACTCAAGACAAAGCCAACTGGTCTGATAAATACACAAAAAATGAAATTGATAACAAGTTCTCCACTTTAGAGACAAATATTGACTGGAAAGAGTCGGTTGATACCTATGCAAGTATCGCTACTACCTATCCTAATCCTCAAGACGGTTGGACAGTGAATGTCAAAGATACAGATTACACCTATCGATATAGCGGAACCGAGTGGGTTGCTATTTCCGCAAACGCAATTCCTAAAGCCACAGCTGAAATTGACGGTTTGATGGCTAAAGAAGATAAAGCTAAGCTTGATGGGGTGGCCGCGGGTGCCAATAATTATACTCACCCAGCAAGCCATGTAGCTACTATGATCACGCAAAGTTCTACCCATCGTTTTGTATCGGATGCGGAAAAAAACACTTGGAATGGCAAAGCAGATATAGATAGTCCTGAGTTTATTGGCACTCCAACAGCGCCAACGCCCAGTTCCGAGGATAATTCAACCAGACTTGCCACAACCGCCTTTGTAAGATCATTAGGTTATATTCCAGCTAGTGGGGCAATTGATGGCGGCACATTTTAGGAAGGGGGTTAAAGATTATGGCCAATAAAATACAAATACGGCGAGGGCTAAAAACAAATCTGCCTGCTTTAGATGTGGGAGAACCTGCCCTTTGCACTGACACGAAGGAAGTGTTTGTTGGAAATTCTGGTGGAAATGTTGCACTTATTAATAAGGAAGTAATGGATTCCCACCTCGAAAATTACATTTTACAAATACCCTATGGAGTTGCATCAGGGTCGGCAAACACTTATACAGTAACCTTAAATCCACCCCTGACTAGTTATACAGAAGGGGTGGCTGTAGCGGTTAAAATCAATGCGAGCAACACTGGTGCTTCAACGATAAATATTAACAGCAAGGGTGCTAAATCTATAAGAGACCCAAGAGGGAATGCTTTAACTGCTGGGAAACTTATAGCAGGCAGCATTTATACATTGAGGTACAATGGCACAAATTTTATCTTACAGGGTGAAGGGGCAACTGGTAATGCTACTGCGTCTGACCTTCTCTCTGGTAAAACTGCATCAACAGACGCAGGAGAAATAACGGGGTCTATGCCTAATAGGACTGGTCATGTAACAGCGCAAAGTAGAATTGTGAGCGGTACAACTTTAAGATTTAGACCCCAGCCTGGCTATTATGACGGGTCAACTACCAATAGTGTACAATACTCGGACAGCAATTTCATAGCAAGTAATATACTTAAAGGCAAGAGTATCTTTGGCCTCAGCGGTTCTGCAGAACCTAAAAGACTTGGTTTTACTCGAACAACTGCTTCTATTAACTGGGGAGCCAGAAATTATGGTCAAGCAATTGTTTTTGACGGAAAGATGTGGCATATGGGCGGTTTTGACAGTAATAACAACCTACCTAGAAATGTTTGGTATACAACTAATGGGACATCTTGGACTCAAGCTACTTCAAGCGCTGGGTGGACAGGTAGGTATTTGTTTGGTCTACTGAATTATGATAATAAAATGTGGGTTTTTGGTGGTTTTACATCTTCTAGTGAAATAAATGATGTTTGGTATACGACTAACGGCTCTTCTTGGACTCAGGCAACTTCTGCGGCTGCCTGGGAGAAAAGACATATGTTTGGCTATACTGTGTTTGACGGAAAAATGTGGTTGACAGGTGGTAGTACAAGCGGTGCTGTAAGAGATGTATGGTATTCAACTAATGGTAGTGTATGGACTCAAGGTGCGCAACCAGGTTGGTCGGCTAAACGCTACCATAAAATGCTGGTATATGATAATAAGATGTGGGTTATTGGAGGCTGGGATAACCAGCGTGATGTTTGGTATACAACTAATGGTTCAACCTGGACTCGAGCTACAGCTACCGCTTCATGGTCTGCCAGAACGGGTTTTAGCGCTGAAGTTTTTGATAACAAAATGTGGGTTTTTGGTGGCTCTACGTATAATGATGTTTGGTATTCTACTGACGGATCTTCTTGGACAAAAGCCTACAATAACGCTGATTGGAGTCCACGAAGTGATGTTGGGTCGGCTGTATTTGGTGATAAACTTTGGATTATGTGTGGCTATGACGGAACTAAAAACCTTTCAGATGTATGGTACGGGGAAATACAGTCAGATGGGATAATATTTTAGGAGGGAAAATTATGATTGAATACAAATTGATTGACGGTGGCTATGAGATTTATGTGAATGGAGCAAAAGTTATTCACCAGCCCCACAGTCCAACAAGGGGGTTAGATGTCACCCTCGCTGAAGGAGAGGCAGAAAGATTGGCTAAGTTAGTATGTAAAAAGCTTGAACTTGGCACATCTGCTGTTGTAGAAAGCAGCGAGGAGGCAGAATTGATGGCAGAAACTTCGGATGCTCGAATTCAAGAAATGGCAGAAACTTCATTCTCGGAGTATAAGAAGATGGCTCAAGAATCGCAAAATACAATAGTAAGTCTTAAAAAGGAGATTCAAGATTTAAAGGGGCTTATGGAACAGTTTTTAGGAGAAAAATCACAAATCGAATAGTTGAATTGCAGTAGTCTTATTGAGAGTAAGGATCAAATGCGTCTTAAGGCATCTATTTACAGATGTCTTTTTTTATGTGAAAGTGAGGTTAGAATATGAAATCGATATGGGTTAGCATCCAGCTTGGATTTGCTACAATTGGCGGTTTTCTTGGCTGGTTTTTAGGAGGATTTGATGGCTTTCTATATGCCCTTGTAGCCTTTGTTGTAGCAGATTACATCACAGGAGTCATGTGTGCCGTTGTTGATAGATCACTATCAAGCGAGATTGGTTTTAAAGGCATCTTTAAGAAGGTGCTCATTTTTGTTATGGTCGGCATTGGCCATATCATTGACACCAATCTTATAGGAAATGGAAGCACAGTAAGAACAGCAGTCATATTTTTCTACTGCTCAAATGAAGGTATTTCAATGCTTGAAAATGCTGGGCACCTTGGATTGCCAATACCACAGAAACTTAAGGAAATCTTGGCACAGTTGCATGATAAGGGTGGTGAAAGAGAATGAATCTGAAAAAACTAATCTTAATCAACAATGCCTGCTACAAAGCAGGCAAAACAATAAAACCGAAGGGTATAATGATTCACTCAACAGGGGCTAACAACTCGTGGTTGAAGAGATATGTTGGTCCAGATGACGGTTTGCTCGGAAAGAACCAATACAACAATCATTGGAATCAGGATAAACCCGGAGGTCGTCAAGTTTGTGTCCATGCTTTTATTGGTAAGTTAGCAGATGGCTCTATTGCCACATACCAAACATTGCCTTGGAATCATCGTGGTTGGCATGCTGGAGGAGATGCGAATAATACCCATATAGGTTTTGAAATTTGCGAGGACGGTCTAACCGATGCCTCGTATTTTTCTGCTGTTTATAAGGAAGCAGTAGAGCTTTGTGTACATCTTTGCAAACTCTATGGACTAAGTGAGAAGGATATCATCTGTCATAGTGAAGGCTATAAGCAAGGTATAGCCAGTAACCATGCGGATGTTATGCACTGGTTTCCTAAGCATGGCAAGACCATGGATACCTTTAGAGCAGATGTTAAGAAACTTCTAAGCGAAGAAGAAAAATCAGCAGAACCAGCGAAAAAGAAATACTATCGTGTACAAATAGGTGCATACACTGTCAAAGCAAATGCTGAGGTACAGCTTGCAAAAGCTAAAAAGGCGGGATTTACGGATGCATTTATTAAGTATGATTAATCAAGGGGAGCGAGTTAATAAGCAATTATGCTTTAGCTTTACAGAGTTTCCCTAAAAATATTAACTATTAGATGTATATAGCCTGTAGGGGTTATTCCCTTGCAGGCTCTTTTTTTATGCTCTGATTTTATTTTATTTTTACAAATCCTCAACTTCGACCTGTTCCCGCGGCTATTAGGTAGGAGGTGATTCTACATGAATCAGCATGAGGATAAAAAAGTTATGAAGATCTCAGATGGGGTTATAGACGAAAGCATCGAATTAAAGAAAATGTCACAGGAGCAGCTACAGCGTGAGTTTGATTATATTCAAGCAGAGAAATTACTTAGAAAGATGCTCCAAAAAGGTTTAATAACGGAAGCAGAATTCAACAAGATAGAGGCACTTAATCGCCAATCTTTCTCTCCTTTTTTAGCAGAGATAATGCCCTGAATTCGTTGATATATAAGGGTTTCAGAGGTAATATGTGACCTACCAAGAAGGAGGTGAGGCGATGAAAAAGATAACGAAAATAGAAGGAAATAAGGTTGCATCGATTATCAAACCTAAACTACGAGTGGCCGCATACTGTCGTGTTTCTACGGGTAGTGATGAACAGTTAGTAAGTCTACAAGCACAAAAATCCCATTATGAGACTTACATAAAGGCAAACCCAGAATGGGAGTATGTTGGCTTGTATTATGATGAGGGAATTAGTGGCACTAAAAAAGAAAACCGAACGGAACTTCTCAGGATGCTGTCAGATTGTGAAAACAAGAAGATCGACTTAATTATTACAAAGTCCATTAGTAGGTTTGCAAGAAACACTACGGATTGTTTGGAGATGGTTCGTAAACTGTTGGACCTTGGGATTTATATCTACTTTGAGAAAGAGAATATCAATACCCAATCAATGGAAAGTGAACTGATGCTTTCTATATTAAGTGGGCTTGCAGAAAGTGAGTCAATCTCCATTTCAGAAAATACTAAATGGGCAATTCAAAGACGATTTCAAAACGGAACATTTAAAATTTCCTACCCACCCTATGGCTATCAAAACATTGACGGTCGCATGATAGTAAATCCTAAGCAGGCTGAAATTGTGAAGTATATTTTTGCAGAAGTATTATCAGGCAAAGGTACACAGAAAATTGCAGATGATCTTAATCGAAAGGGTATCCCTTCAAAAAGAGGTGGTCGTTGGACAGCTACTACCATTCGTGGAATCTTGACCAATGAAAAATATACTGGCGATGTTATTTTGCAAAAGACCTATACTGACAGCCGTTTTAACAGGCACACCAATTACGGTGAGAAAAATATGTATCTAGTAGAAAATCATCATGATGCAATTATCAGCCATGAAGATTTTGAAGCTGTGGAAGCTATTCTCAATCAGAGGGCAAAGGAAAAAGGAATCGAAAAGCGCAACAGTAAATATCTAAACCGTTATTCTTTTTCCGGTAAGATTATTTGCTCGGAATGTGGCAGTACCTTTAAAAGACGGATTCATTCATCTGGAAGAAGAGAGTACATTGCTTGGTGCTGTAGTAAGCATATAAGCCATATAACGGAATGTTCCATGCAGTTCATACGAGATGAAGATATAAAGACTGCATTTGTTACGATGATGAATAAACTCATTTTTGGTCACAAGTTCATATTAAGACCACTTTTGAATGGGCTACGGAGCCAGAATAATGCAGCGAGTTTTCGTAGAATCGAAGAGTTGGAAACCAAGATTGAAAACAACATGGAGCAAAGTCAGATGCTGACGGGCTTAATGGCCAAAGGATATCTGGAACCTGCTCTGTTTAATAAAGAAAAGAATTCATTGGAAGCAGAAAGAGAAAGTCTTTTTGCGGAAAAGGAACAACTTACCCATTCTGTCAACGGAAATTTTACAAAAGTAGAGGAAGTTGACCGACTGCTTAAGTTTACGACTAAGTCCAAAATGCTCACAGCCTATGAGGATGAGCTGTTTGAAAATTATGTAGAGAAGATTATTGTCTTTTCACGGGAGGTAGTTGGGTTTGTATTAAAATGTGGAATCACACTGAAAGAAAGGTTGGTGAATTAGATGGGTCACACACCCTTTGGATATAGAATTGAAAATGGAAAGGCTGTTGTAGATGATATAGCAGCAGAACAAGTAAAAGAGTTATTTTCAGGTTACTTGTCAGGATTATCCTTGAAGAATGCTGCAATAAAAGCTGGGATAGATTGCTACCATGCCACAGTAAGTAGGATGCTACAGAACAAGCAATACCTTGGAGACGAATTCTATCCTCCAATTATTGATGAGGAGATATTTGAAAAAGCAAGATTAGAAAAACAAAAGCGAGCAGAAAAACTCGGAAGGATATGGGAGCCTAAAGATGTATCAAAAACGGATTATCCTGTAAAGTTCAAAGCAAAACCTCTGGTACAAAAATATGACGATCCATATAAGCAGGCAGAATATGCTTACAGTTTAATAGAAAGTGAGGTGTAACCAGTGGCAGTAAGTAGGAATGTAACAGTAATTCCAGCAATTAAACGAATCGGAAATAATAAAAATAGTGAGAGTAAACCCAAAATACGAGTGGCGGCTTACTGCCGAGTTTCAACGGATAGTGAGGAGCAGGCCTCAAGTTACGAAATTCAGATTGAGCATTATACAAACTATATTAAGAGGAACAAGGAGTGGGATTTAGCAGGTATTTTTGCGGATGATGGCATCACTGGTACCAATACGAAAAAGCGTGATGAATTTAACCGAATGATCGAGGAGTGTATGGCAGGCAATATTGACATGATTATCACAAAATCAATCAGCCGATTTGCCAGAAACACGTTGGATTGCCTTAAGTATATCCGTCAGTTAAAGGATAAAAACATAGCGGTATTCTTCGAGAAAGAGAATATCAACACCATGGATTCTAAGGGTGAAGTTTTACTGACTATCATGGCATCCCTTGCCCAGCAAGAAAGCCAATCCCTAAGCCAGAACGTTAAGCTGGGTATTCAGTATCGATACCAGCAAGGTGAAGTTCAGGTCAACCACAAGCGTTTCCTTGGTTACACCAAGGATGAAAACAAGCAATTAGTGATTGATCCAGAGGGTGCTAAAGTTGTTAAACGGATTTATAGGGAGTACCTAGAGGGAGCCAGCCTTTTGCAGATAGCAAGAGGACTAGAAGCAGACAGTATTCTAACAGCGGCAGGCAAAGCCAAATGGAGACCAGAAACACTGAAAAAGATACTGCAGAATGAAAAGTACATCGGTGATGCCCTTCTACAAAAAACATATACGGTTGATTTCCTTTCTAAAAAGCGAGTCAAGAATAACGGCATTGTTCCCCAGTATTATGTAGAAAATAGCCACGAGCCAATCATTCCACGCGAGCTTTTTATGCAGGTTCAAGAAGAGATGGTTCGAAGAGCTAACCTTCGTAGCGGAAAAGGCGGTAAAAAGAGAGTCTACAGCAGTAAGTATGCTTTATCGAGTATAGTTTACTGCGGACAGTGCGGTGATATTTACCGACGAGTACATTGGAATAACCGAGGTTACAAGTCTATTGTTTGGAGATGTGTTAGTCGTTTAGAGGAAAAAGGCTCTGAATGTACGGCACCTACCATAAACGAGGAAACATTACAGGCAGCAGTGGTTAAGGCTATTAACGAACTTTTGACTAACAAAGAGCCCTTCATCCAGGCGTTGCAGAAAAACATAACTACTATACTTAGTGAAGAAAATGATAATACCACCGATGATATTGATAGAAAATTGGAAGAGTTACAACAACAGCTCCTTATACAAGCAAAATCAAAAAATGACTATGAAGATGTGGCTGACGAAATTTATCGACTTCGGGAGTTAAAGCAAAATGCACTTGTAGAGAATGCAGATCGAGAAGGGAAAAGGCAACGAATCGCTGAAATGAGTAATTTCTTTAATGAGCAATCCTGCGAGTTGGAGGAGTATGATGAGCAATTAGTAAGGCGGCTAATTGAAAAAGTTACGGTATTTCATGATAAGTTCGCCGTTGTATTCAAATCAGGAGTCGAGATTGATGTAGAAGGGTAATCTTTAGAAAGAGAACAGAAGAATTATATTGGATTTTTAAAGATAATATGATATAATAAAACGACTTGGAGGTGGAAGAATGTATAACTT